AGAGCAGCAGAAGAAGTTGTTTCTAATCCATACGCTCAAGCGGCTCTGGGAGCAGCAGAAGGTGCGGCTCTTGGTTCGGCTCTTGGCCCTATGGGGGCTGTTGGAGGTGCTGTCGCAGGTGGGCTTCTCGGATTCGTGCTTGCAGATGGTGAAAGAATTGTTCCTGTTGATATGATCGCGATCCCAGCGTATCAGTATTCAGCAATGTTACAAGGTAGAGAACCCACTTTTCAGGTTTTCATTAAGGAAGGGGAATGTATCAAACCAGTCATACCTACAGATTTCCAAATGGCCGGAAATGTGGTACTGCAAGACACCGTTTCTGAAGCTGCCTTTTCAAAACCTAAGAGAAAACTGTCAAAATGGCAGAGATATATCAAGGTAAAGAAGAATCAGATTAAGTTCAAAAATGGTAAATTAGATCTAAAGAAAATGGGTCGAGCATATAGGAAGGCGAACAAATAATGCCAATACACGAGTTAAGAGATACTATTCAAGGAACTGTTACTTTGGATGAAGAAGGCAATGGGTATTTTACAAGAAGAATTAATCTTCCTGATCACATGAGAAACGAAATACTAGCAATAGACTGTTACAATGACAATGTTGTTCCTTGGCTAGCCCCAGAGTCATTAACTAAAGGAGTTCAAGTCTTTCTTTCTACTTACCCAATACAAAGAACAGAGGAAGCATTGAACTTTTTCGCTGGTGCACTTCCTAGAGTAGGGCCAATGGCTGGAGATTCAACCGTTTTATACAAAGAAACTTCAGTTTATTCATTAAATGATTTTAACGAACAGCCAATGAACAAAGTATGGACCGAGCGGTTCCCTAACGACGCTCTAGGTGCAACACAAACTTCAACATTTTATTCACCTCATCTATACCTGACTGTTTTACTTTGGAATGCTTTGGAAGCAGAAATAGATCTAAAGTATTCTATTTATGCTAAAATTAAACAGACTAAGTGTTCTGGTGTTGAATCGTCAATGGGCAAATACGGAGAGTTCCTAGACGCACAATGTCGCAAATTAACTTCTACTGCTGTAATGACACCTACTGATCGCATTGCAGGCAATACATTCCCAACTTGGAAGTTTGGTGGAATCAGGCCTGAGTTAATGATTTCTGGTTCAACTGCTCTAAGATATTTCAATCGAGTTGCTAGTAATGCAAATCAAGATATGATTTCTAGAGGGGCATTTCAAACAGCATACAAAGAATCAACAAAGATGCAACCGTTTGATTCTGCATTCGGCGATCCAACAATACCAATTCCAGATTGGATTCAAATTATGGATGTCTCAGGAATTACTTCTGGTATCATTCGACCATTCCCACCGCCGCTTAAGTTTGCAGACAATGGTAACACATTGATGTTTTAATAATCAATAATTGATTTTTGATTTTCAATTGCTTCCTTTAGCGCCCTGGAAATCTCAAAGTCAACTTTTGCTTTGTAATTAGATCGCAAAGGATTTGCTGAATGTTTATCTTTAGATTTTTTACTTTCAAGTTTACTTTCATCCGCCGCCACGTACGGAAAGTTTCCCCACAAAACATAGGGACCAATAATTTGTCTCGGTGCGCCCAGGAACTCTTCAAAATATCTGATTGACCCCGCCACGTTCTCTATGATGAAATACTTAGGCTTCACAATCTCTATGATTTTAAGAGTGGCAATTAAAAGACTCATATCAGGTTCATAGTTGTCAATTCCTATTTCTCTGATCGCAATCGATTTAGGAGAATTATATCCTCCACTAAAATCTCTGCAGGGCGGAGATGCCCAAATTACATCTATTTTTTTCTTGATATTTTGTGGCCCGAATATATTGTTAGCAAGAACTTCAATATCTTGCATCATTGTATTAGGAACACCTGACAGTAAAGGATTATTGTCAATTCTAAGTACAGTCCAATTATTAGTATCTTGAATAAACGCTTCGGATGCGCCACCCAATCCGCTAAAGAGATCCAGAAAGTGATGCTTCATTCTTCTTCCACCTTTGCTTTTAGTTCTGCATATTTTTCAAACCAGTATTCTTTTTGTCTGAATAGATTTTCAGTATCCTTTTCCAGTTGTGCGATAACTGCTTGACCTTCTGAATTGTTTCTTTCTGATCGCAACTGATTGCGAACCCATTCTGAAAAGTTCTTTTTCTTGCTGGCCATCTCAAATGTTTGTAGGTCTAAAGTGATGAGTTTTTGTCTCATATTAATTGCGAAATTGGCAAATCGTATATAGATATCGAGGGAAATCCCAAGGGGCTATCCCAAGAAAATTAGAAATATGGTTGGTATGCCATGGGGGTGGTGGTGATAAGGTACTTGGAGGTGGACTCATCCTATGTGAGCCTCCGGGACTCGCTTCGCTCGCGAAGATAAGCAGAGGGAAAAGGGCCAGTGTAATTTATACACCGAGTTGCTTTAGCCCAGGACATGGCCAAAACCAGCGGAGACTTAATTTTGCGAGACAGGATGCAGTTTGACTTGACTGCAACACTAGGAGACAGAACGACATTATACGGTAGATTTGATTTATCTCAATTTACCGATCCAGTTTCTCGCATGGGATTGGCAATCAAAGAAGTTTATTTCCAGTTCCGTAATCCTACATCAGGAGAACTAAACAACACTGGCGGATTTAATCCAATTGGTGCGATTGGTGATTCAGAAATAGACACAAGAACTGCATGTATGAAGGTTTATGCAACTACTCGTGCATATGAAAACGCAGCCGAAGTAGGAATTGCTTCTCCTGATGTTCTATGTGTTTATGAAAGATATTCTGCTGCTAGTCCTGCTGCATTTGATGCAGGAGTATTAGATAGCGGTCAAGGTCTTTTGACTGAAAATCTATGGTATGGTCCTCGTGATCTACATCCTGCTGGTTACACTGTAGTATCAGATTTACTAATCGGTATTGCTACAGACGGTTGGAGGCAAGAGGCTGATCAGACAATTGAACTAGATGTTGTTCTAGTTGCAGAACCAGTTAAGGTAACTACTGAAAGAATGAATGAGATTCTTTCTCAGCAACAGGACTTGTGAGCCATATGGCTAAAGGAAAGATTGCTAAGGAAGGGCTGAAAAAGTTCAGTCGAACTAAGTTTGCAAAAGGAGCGGGTGTAGCAGGTGGAGCAAGAGCAGCAGAAGAAGTTGTTTCTAATCCATACGCTCAAGCGGCTCTGGGAGCAG